GTGAAAGGTTCTTATTTACAACAAAACTTCCACCAGAGTTGTTTTGATCCCACATATAAAAAGCCATTGTTTATCCTTTCATTATTACTTTAGGGCAGTTGCTAAGGTTATCATTCCCACAACCCCATCTCCTCTGCCATGGTCTTATAGTAGTAGTCAGTCTTAACCTCAAAACTTGCCCGTAGGAATGGGATATGGTGAATAACAATCGCCACTACAACCATGTAGTATGTGAACATTTGTAGGTATTTCATTAGTTTGTTTCCTTTGTTACAGTGACTTCACCATTGCAAATATCCATACGCATTATGACACTATCACTGCGGGTATGACAGCTTGCGTCAGATTGGTTATTCCAAACGTGTCCAATGTAGTCTCCACTATGGATATTAAACCAGTAGGATTTAACCTTTTGTGCTGGCTTACCACGATAAATAGCACGATTAATCCAGTATGGGGTCACAATTTCCCCTCGGAGATGATCTAGCATAAGGATTTCCCAACCATGAGGCCATGCCTTTAGTGTAGCCTGTTCCTCTGGTGTAAGCAACCCAAAAGGAATACGATTAGTTGTTGGATCAAATGTCATACGTTCATCTCCATAGGTTCGATGTATCTACTTGTGTAGCACACCCATGTTTCATCTATTGCATCATAATAAACCCTGTACTGAGGATCGAATAGCCAGTGCCAAGTGTCCTCGAAATTCTCACCATAGGCTCTTGCTTCTGGTGATGTCAAGAAGTAGACTTCCTCATACATTCTTTCGTTAGTAGTCTCGAAGATATTCATTCCGTAATCTCCCCTTCATATACTACAGCATTACCAGATACTACAGCATTACCAGATACCCTAGCCTTACCAAATACTACAGCATAACCAGATACCTTAGCATAACCAGATACTACAGCATCACCAAATACTACAGCATCACCAAATACCTCAGCCTTACCAGATACCTCAGCATAATCACATACCATAGCATTATCGCATACTACAGCATTACCAGATACCTCAGCATTACCAGATACCTTAGCATAATCACATACCAAAACCTTACCAGATACCTTAGCATCAGGGCCTACATAAGCACTATCAGCTACAGTCGCACTATCAGCTACCCATCCACCACCATTAGAGTGCTTATGTGCAGCTACAGGGCCATTACCATCCCCGAAATCATAAGTATTCATTTTGAGATTTCCTCTGCTGTCAAGTAAGTGGTTAAAGCTCTATTACTAATCCACCAACGAACCTTTGAGAGAGATACAGTGAGAATAGTTTTATCTCTTAGGCGACAAATGGTGACAATACCTTCATCGTTAATCTCTGTGATTTCATACAAAGAGCCGTATTCATCCTCGTAGAAGTCACCTACCATTGGTACAGTAATCGTACTCATTGTTTATCCTTAAACTGAATTGCGAACTGATGTGGAACCCATTTAGTTTGACCTTTTCTCGGCCCTTTGAAACACTCAATAAGAACCTCGCTGGCATACTGCGAATGAGTGTTTTTCCACTGTAGGTCAACAACAACAAACTTATTGCCTGCTGCATCAGATAGCTTATCGCCAACAACTAATGCAGTTTCCTTAGATATGTTGTAATCCATCATTTATCCTTATTGAATGGAGACAAAGCCTCAAGTTCTTGTCTGTAAACCTCTTTCTCAAGGTCTTCTAGCAACTGATACAAGGTATCTTTGATTTGGTCTAGACTATAGGAAGCATCAGACAATTCGTTAGTTAGAAGGTCGATCTGTTGTTGTTTACTGTGGACACCATCGTTACCCCAGGCTGACCCACGCATAAGATCACGCTTAGCATCCGATGCTTGGTTAATGGCAACACCAATATAAGAGATAATATCTTTCAGTTCCATCTTACTGATCCTTTGTTCATGTTTATTTCGTCTTGCTGAGTTTTACTTACAGCGATTCGGTCGGGATGTCAACAACAAAATTTTCTCCTGAACAATTTCTTCAATACTCCAGTATTTCCACTGTACGGGTGCTAATTTCCATCATAGGGGTCTTCAGAATCCCTGAACAATTTCCATCGTAGGGGGTGAACAATTTCCATCGTAGGGGGTCAGGCATTTTAGCTAAAATATACAAAAGTATAGCCAAACTATACAAAAGTATAGTTTCATGATTCGTTCTGCTGACATATGCTAAATTGGTGTCAATATATGCAAAAGTATAGTCAACCTATACTATACTTGACTCTTGCCCAGCCTCCCCACTTTTTGCGAACTCAGCCGATTCGGCCTGCCCCTAGGTAGTGCTAATTTAAAATTAGATTAGGCCGATTCGCCGCCAATGTCAACACCAAAAATAATTTTGCTTTTATGCAGATTCTGCTTGCGAATCGTGCCAGGGTCTTTATAAATGAATTACGGAAAACAGAAACAAGTAAGGAAAATAAAATGGCTATTAAAATTTATGGTTTGGCAATCGAAAAAGCACATTCAATTCAAGCCCTAGCATTGGCCCCGATGACTCTGGCTCAAGCCGAATCCGCCCGTGATAAGTTGGCGTTTTGGGGCAAAACTGTTTTAGTTATCAATCTTAAATCAGAATAAAGGAATCCTTATCATGCTTACCAAAACCCAAATTGCTATCGCCACAGGGCGCACAGTTTTCCAAAGCACGCTAAAAGATACTAGCACGCAAGCCCTTGGCAAAACCGAAAAAGTGATAAAAGAGTCAACCAATGTAAAACTTGGTAAGCATGTAACCAAGGGCAAGCTTAAAGGTTTTCGCATATTTACTGTCACGTTAGAGGAAAGGAAAACTTGCCCTGTATCCTGTGCGCATTGGGCTAACTGTTATGGCAATAATATGCCCTTCGCCACGCGATATGCTGCCAATGGTGATCTAATTGCGCGAATGGAAATAGAGCTTGCGCAATTGCAAAGGAAATACTCAAAGGGTTTTCTTGTGCGTTTGCATATCCTTGGTGATTTCTATTCTGTGGCCTATGTAAACCATTGGAAAACTTGGCTTGTAAAGTATCCTGCCCTTCACGTTTACGGCTATACCGCGAATCAGCCAGATGCAAAAGACAGCAAGGAAAGGGCAATAGGTCAAGCTGTGCTAGATTTGCGAGAGTCTAACCCTGTGCGCTTTGCTGTGCGCTTTTCTGGCAATTTCCAGCGTGACAGCATGACAGCCCTATCAGGCGACGACTCAAGGGCAATGGCGCAAGTTAACCAAGGAAAGGCGTTCATATGCCCTGTGCAAACTGATAAAACCGCAAGCTGTGGTACCTGTGGCCTATGCTGGACAGCAACAAAGCCCGTTATATTCTTAACCCATTAGGAAAGGCGATATTATGACCTACAAGGAAATATGCGATATATATGACTATAACCCTAATATGACATTAGTAGAGCTATCGCGCGTGACGGGTTTTCCTGTGCCATACCTCAAAAAACTTCTAATGAAAGGTTAGGCCATGGAAAGAAAATTTCACGTTATTTTGTCAGATGAATTAGGCGATGAATTCAGCATAGAATTGATTGCGTCAAATATGCAAAGAGCTTGCGATATGGTCAATGCAGAATATCCAGAGTCCAGGATTGCAACAATACGCGAATTGAAGCTTTACAATAGGGCAGATTGATATGATTTACGAAACAACACGTTACGCAACTGAAGCTGATGCAATCGCCTATGGCGAATCCTTTAAAGCAAAATGGGGCTTTGGCTATGGCCCTATGTTTCAGGTCTATAAAGACAATATAACGGGCGCTTGGGTATGCTATGCAATGCGCTATTCAAGCTGCGATTGAAGGGATAGACCTATGCGATACCTTAACCACTTTTTAGATATTGTAGGGTTTGTTGCCATGTCCTATGCTATCTTCTATATAGCTATGGCCCTATAGGAAGGCCGCTAGATATGCCCTATCGTGCACCCCGTAGGTTAGACGCCTGCGGGGCTTTCGCTTGTATAACAGGGCTTGCAATGGCGCTGTGACAATGGGGTGTTATGATACCACAATCAATAAGTTAGCTATAGATCAATGCCCTAGTCAAAACGTTATAGTATAACATTGTAGGATTGCGAATCAAATCGGTGGTGCATGGCACGGCCATATCCTTTGTCAAGTTTTTTCTTTCGTTCTGCATCATTTTGTTTGAATACGCCCCTATTCTGTGACATTTATGCAACACTAATCCTTGTTGCGCACAGTTTTGTTACATTCGATCACATTTACGTGATGTATTGAAACATTCGCACAATTCGCTTGACATAGGCGGTCGCTTATGCATCGTGGGACCCCTATTTTATGGGGGGTGATTCGGTGGGGTCTGGGTTTACCCATATGAATCCAAAACAAAAAATTACTTTCCACTACTAACCCTGTACTGGGGGAAAAAGGTAACTTGGGCTACCCACAACAGAAAAAAAAGAAAAAACCTCTGCCAACCATGCGGGCAACTAACTTTTGGCAACGTATCATACCTCTGCAACAACACATCAGAACTACTCACAAGCATAAGAGTACTTAAGATTGTAACTTAAAGTTGTTCTGTAACACTCTGTAACAAAAAGTGATCAAACTTTCTTTCCTTATATATCAATAACTTGTAAAATAGTTGTCATTTAGTATGTCTAAGATTTCTCAAAATGAACTTATATATAAGTAGGGGTAGGGGTAAACGTAAGTTTCCTACTATAGCTTCTAATCATATTTTGTATTATACATATATTGATTAAAAAATCTTAAGTATCAAACTTAAGTATAGCTTGACTATAGCCAACCAAGACATACGCCTTCAATCAATATACATTATTGGGTATGAGGTCTTGCTGATGGTTACAAGTCCATAAGCTCTGAAGCTGAACTACCCACTTCAAATTATGTTGCCAGATAGGTAAGCGTACTTGCGCTACCCACTTAAGTTACAATGTTGATACACTAACCCTGTTATCGACTAATACTGTACTATTATTGTTGCCTACACTAAGTAGTGCCTAGTCCGAAGGACGGAGAGAGCGTATGCCAGCAAAACTACCTTATAGTAAACTAGTAGAGAAACACATCCTAGAGTGCATCAAAGGTGGCATTAGCATCCGTCAAATGATCGCCTCTATGCAACATCTACAAGATGCCCCTAAGTCTCTTTCCACCATGTATCAAACGTATGGTAATTTTATTGAAGCTGAAAGAGCCAAGATCAATGGTGCTGTTGGTAAGAAAGTTATTGACCAAGCATTAGCAGGTGACTTCAAGTCTCAAGAATTGTTCCTTCGTTCCAAAGGTGGTTGGTCTCCAACTCATACTGTGAATGAAGTCGAGCAAGATGTTGACCCCGAACTAGATCAAAGCGCAATCGACACTCTGATGGGATTGCTAGGAATTAATGAAGATGACAGTGAATCAGGAGCTACAGAACGCGACTGAGTATCTTAAAGGATACCTTGGCAATAAAATGCGTTGCGGATTTGTAGAAGATAAAATCTTACAACCACTTTCTCCTAGAGATATTGGGGCTGTAGGGTTTGATAGTGCAAAGAGACTAGGCTTTCTAAGTATCTATAAATCTGCTGTCGGCTTTAAAGGTGAACCTGACTTCGAAACTTTTTGGGAACCAAAGCTCTCTCACTTGTGTGCAGACCCTCGCTAGTAAAAAGAAGCTGTAACCTATGACCCAACGAAAAATTACCTCTGAGGTTCTCAGAACGCTTCCCCCAGCTAAAGTTAAAGAAGTCTTATCAGCCCTTGGCCCAGCTAAGGTAGAAGAACTTAAACATACGTGGGAGTTCTGGGCTAGAGACAACCAACTAGAGCCTCAAGGTGATTGGAATATTTGGTTTGTCAATGCTGGCCGTGGGTTTGGTAAAACTCGTTCTGGTGTTGAATGGGTCAGAGAGCAAGTAAAGCGTGGTGCTAAACGTATCGCTGCTGTAGCTTCTACCAACTCGGATATTGAACGGGTTATGGTAAAAGGTGAATCTGGTTTCTTGTCTGTCTGCTGGAAGGGTGATAAAACCTACAAGGATAAGCCTATGGGTTTTCCTGAGTGGTCTCCTACTAAAAGGACATTGACGTGGGAGAATGGCGCTCAAGTCCAATTCTTCTCCGCAGAAGAACCAGAACGTCTTCGTGGCCCTCAGTTTGAGGTTGCTTGGTGTGACGAGCTTGCTGCTTGGAATAAAGACATAGATACTTGGGATATGCTACAGTTCTGTATGCGTCTAGGTAAGCACCCACGTATTATGGTGACTACTACACCCAAACCAACAAAGCTGGTCAGACAAATCCTTAAAGACCCTAAAGTATCTGTTACTAGGGGTACTACCTTTGATAACTCTGCTAACCTTGCTGCAACATACCTAAACGCTGTTAAAGAGCAGTATGAAGGTACTAGACTAGGTAGGCAAGAGCTTTATGCAGAAGTCCTAGAAGAAGCGCAAGGCGCACTCTGGACTACCCAAATGCTAGATAGTTGTTCTATTAAGCATGAAGACCTTCCCGACTTTACCAGAATTGTTGTTGCACTAGACCCTGCTGTTACCTCTAACGCTGAGAGTGATATGACGGGTATTATTGTTGCCGCACTAGATGTGAATGGTATTGCCTATGTACTAGGTGATTACACAGATCGTCTATCCCCTCAAGGCTGGGCCTCTAAGGCTGTCGAACTCTACCACCACTATGGTGCAGATAGGATCGTAGCTGAAAAGAACCAAGGCGGGGATATGGTTAGAACAACTCTTGAAGGTGAAGATGAAACAGTTCCTATTAAACTCGTACACGCTTCTCGTGGTAAATATGCCCGCGCTGAACCTATATCTGCCCTATACGAGCGTAATCTTGTCAAGCATGTTGCAAACCCACCTGATGGGGCCAGCTTAAACGAACTTGAAACACAAATGCGAACATGGGAACCACTGGGTTCTGTAGGTTCTCCTGATAGACTTGATGCCCTTGTGTGGGCCTTAACTGAATTGTCATTGAATGGCTACAGTAAACCAAAACTCGCCCTTGTTTACAGCAATTCCAAGGGTCTCCTTAATAAATAAATAATGGAAACCTTTAGTCATGGTAAATAATCTCCCAGAGGCGGAAGCAAAGCTCGTTCTTGGTGTTGCAGGCCAGAATACCCTACATGGACAAATCCGTGCTGACGAGTTCTTGCCTGAGCTTCGTGGTAAAAAGGCTGTTCGTAAGTATCGTGAGATGCGAGATAACGATAGCACTATTGGTGCTGTTATGTACGCTGTGGAGCAAATCCTACGTGATGTGACCCTAGACGTTAAGGCAGTTAATGATACCCCAGAGGCTAAAGCTGAGGCTGAGTTTGTTAAGAGTGTCTTGCATGACATGGATCATACTCTAGACGATCACATTGCAGAAGCTCTGTCTTTCTTGTCCTATGGCTTTGCTTGGTTTGAAGTTGTCTATAAGCGCAGAGTAAGCCCCACCTCTCGTAGCGACAAGAAAAGATCGAAACACGAGGATGGTCGTATTGGTGTACGTAAGATTGCTTCTCGCGCACCTTGGACAATCAGTAAGTTCGATATAGACCGAAAATCTGGTGACGTTCTAGGTATCGAACAAGATGTAGGTGGTTTTAACAACAAGAACTACATCCCTCTTAATAAGTCTCTGTACTACCGCACAACAAGCCTAAATGGAGATGCCTCTGGGCGTTCTATCCTGCGTAACGCATATACCTCGTATGAGTACCTGAATAACCTCCAGTCTATTGAGGCGATTGCTGTAGAACGTGAACTTGCTGGTATTCCAGTTGCTCGTATTCCCTCAGAGTACCTCTCGAATAGTGCGTCCTCTGACCAACTGTCTTTTGTGACTAGTCTCAGAAGCATCCTACGAGACGTTAAGTTTAACGAGCAGGGCTACATTATCCTACCTTCGGATACTTACCCAGATAAAGATGGCGCTCCAACTAATGTCCGTCTCGTTGATGTAGAATTGATGGCCTCTAGCGGCACTCGAAATATCAACATTGACCCCATCATCCGTAGATACCAGCATGACATTGCTCGTTCAGTTCTGTCTGAGTTTTTGTTGCTAGGCTCTCAAGGCGGCTCCTATGCTCTGTCTAAAACTAAAACAGACTTGTTCCTTCGTGCATTGGAATCTTATATCCAAGCAATCGTTGATGTCTTGAACAAACAGTTGGTTGAACGTCTGTGGCAGTTGAATGGCCTAGATTACGGGCTGATGCCAACTATTGTTGCTGGTGATGTTGCTCCTCACGATCTGCGTGAACTGTCTTCCTTCCTTCGCAATCTTAATGGCGCAGGGATTGACGTTAGTAACCACCCAGAGGTCATCTCTGATCTTATGAGCATTGCTGAACTAGAGTACAACCCTGACACTCCTCCCCCAGTACCAGAGGCTACAATCAATGACTAGCTGGGAAAGACGTGGGTATGAAGTTCCTGATGCGAGGTTAGTCCAAGCTGAGAGAGAAATCTACAGACAGTTTGGAGAGTTCGTTTCAATTCACGAAAAAGCAAAGTCCCTAATCAAGTTTGGTAAATCTGCTGCTCTTGTTACAGGGTCTTTGCAAACAGTTTGGACAGTAGGCGGAGATGAAACCTACGTCTCAGCAAATGTCATTGATAGCATATCTTCTAGCTCCCTAACCGACCTACAAGAAATCTATATAGAGGGCCACACTGTCTCAGGAAGTGGTGAGGATCAGAAGTTTACTTTTGTCTCTCAAGTTGTAGCTTTAAATGGTAGGACAAGGGTAGCTTTACCCATTCCCCTTGCTAGGGTCTCTATGGCCTACAATAACAATGGCTCTTTGTTGACAGGTAGGGTCGCAGTATATGAAAACACTGCCCTTACCAATGGTACACCAACAGATGTGACTAAAATCCACATTGACATCCCACTTGGGTTACAAGAGTCTTTTAAGGCCGCGACAACTTTCAGCGACAAAGACTACTTTATCTGCACTGGGGGCTTTGGGTCTGTTAGTCTAAAGCAAGATGGGGCTGCTGACTTCTACTTAGAAATAAGAGAGGCTGGGAAGGTGTTCCGTCAGGTAGCTGCAATTAGCGCCACAAGTTCCTCCCCTTGGATTATTGATCTAGACCCAGCAGTTGTTATCCCTAAGAATTGTGATGCTCGTATCAGAGTAGAGACCAGTGCCAATGGTGTTGTCGTATTTAGTAATTTCAAGGGCTACTTAGCAAAGGTAATACAATAGATGTCTGATGATATTGAAAAAGGTGTCATGGACACTCTAGCAGACAAAGCAAAAGACTTCAACGAGAAGTATGGCGAAAAGCATGGTCGTGTTACCGCTGCAAAGCTAAAACAAGTCTTTGATAGAGGTATTGGCGCTTACAAAACTAACCCTTCGTCAGTTCGCCCTAACGTGACTTCTAAAGAACAGTGGGCATACGCAAGGGTCAACAGCTTCCTTGAAATCTATCGTGGAGCTAAGACTGCTAATCACGACAAGGATTTGTTGCCAGATGTTCAAAAGGCACAGTACGCCAATGACATCTTTACCACAGAGATGGAAGCTGTAGCTCGTAGCTACGATATGGGTCTGGGTGGATATACTCACGTTTCCGAATATGACGGACAGGCCGTTTTTATGCCCGCTGAGAGCCATGAAGCCTATTTGGCATACTATGGTGCTGAAGACGAGGAAGACGCTTCTGACACCCCTTCCAGCGAGCGTATGGCCATGTTGCAGATGGTGATACAAGAAATCCTGAAAGAAGATGTCCAGAAGGCAGAGTACCAAGGTAAGACTGTAACCTTGAACAAACCTCGTCGCATCACAGGTGGCAACAAGAAGTTCGAAGTTTTCGTTCAAGATGGCGATAAGGTTAAAAGAGTAACCTTCGGCGATCCTAATATGCAAATCCGCAGGGATAACCCAAAGGCTCGTGCAAACTTCCGCGCTAGACACTCTTGTGACACCGCAACAGACAAGACTTCTGCAAGATATTGGAGCTGCCGTTTTTGGGAAAGTGATAATACAGTGAGTGAGCTTACTAAAACCGACTTTGAGTCCCGTGGTGAAGTTACCAAGATGGACGATGAAAAGCGTATTGTCTATGGCTACGCCTCTGTCATCTCTAAGAATGGGGAGCCTATCGTTGATCGTCAGGGTGACATTATCACTGCTGAAGAGCTTGAGAAAGCAGCCTCAGAGTTTATGCTCAGTAGTCGTATCGGTAAAACCATGCACTCTGGTGAACCCACTACAACAATCATCCACTCTTTCCCAATGACTGATGAAATCAAGAGGGCTTACCAGATTGAGTCTCCTTATGAGGCTTGGCTTATTGCTGTTAAAGTCCATGACGATCAAACTTGGGACATGGTAAAAAGAGGCGAACTCAAGGATTTTTCTATTGGTGGAAAAGCAAATCGCCGTGAATTGTAAGGTTTGCAAGGGTTGCGGAGAAGAAAAGGGCTTTAGTTGTTTTACTAAAGACAGTCAACGTAAGTTTGGTTTGTCCATCTATTGCAAAGACTGTCAGAGTAAAAGACGCAACAAGGACTACTCTGCAACTTATTATCAAAAGAATAAAGATGCCTGCCGCGAGAGGCTTCAGAGTTGGCAACGTAATAATCGGGATAAGACTAGGGCTTATTGTAAAGACTATTACGACAAAAACAAAGACTCTGAAGTTTTGCGGGCCATCAATAAGAGACAAGCAAGGTGTGGCAACAAGCTATCTCTAACAGCCTTGCAAGAGCAACAAATTAAAGATTTCTATTGGTTGGCTAAAGACCTTACCGCAGTGTCAGGTGAAACCTACCATGTAGACCATATTGTCCCACTACAGGGCAAGAACGTCTGTGGCCTCCATGTCCCTTGGAACCTCCAAGTCCTACCCGCAGACATTAACTTAAGCAAGGGTAATAGATATGCCGACGATGCTTGAAAACCTAAGGCTTGAAGAGGTGTCCCTAGTGGACAAGGGGGCTTCTATCGGAGCGCACATTACTCTCTTCAAGCGCGATAATTCCGAAAAGGATGTTAATAAAATGGATGAAGAAATGGAAGCCAAAGTTAAGGCTTACATGGAAGAAAAGGCTTGCGGTCGTGAGGAAGCCATGAAGGCTCTCGGCTACGATATGGCAAAGCCAAAAGGGAAAGCAAAACCTGACCCAATGGAAGCTATGAAAGCTGATGTTGCACGTCTGACCGCTGAGGTTGATCGTCTGCAAAAAGGTCTGGATGAAGCTGGTTACGTTGTTAAAGCTGACGTAATCGAAAAGAAAGCTCCAGTAGAGACTATTGAAGTTGGTGGCGTATCTGTTGTTAAAGCTGATATTCCTGCACCAGTTCTCAAAGCTCTTGAAGAAGCTGAAGTTGCTAAGAAGCAACATGAGATTGAGAAGGCCGACATTGAACTGACTAAGCGCGCAGAAGAAACCCTGCCTCATTTTGATGTTAATGTTGCCAAATCTTTGCTCAAAGCCTTTGCAGAAGACAAAGCTATCGTAGAGGCACTTAAAGCTGCTGACGTTGCTTTTGCTACTGCTATGACCGAAGTTGGTGAATCGGGGGCAGATGGCACTTTTGCTAATGCAACTGACGAATTGGACGCACTGGTGAAGTCCTATATGGACAAAAACAACATTAAAAAGAGCGACTATGCTAAGGCTTATGCGGCTGTAGCTAAGACCGATGAAGGTAAAGCTCTCATCAACAAATCCTATAAAGGGGAATAATTATGGCCGTTATGCAATCTCGTGATAACCGCACTTTCATCGCTGGCGCAGATTTGTCGTCCGCACAATTTAAATTCGTTACTCTAGAATCGACTGGTAAAGTAATTCTGGCTAACTCGGCTGGTGAGCAGGCTATTGGCGTTTGCCTTGTTGGCGGGGCCGCTGATGCTGCTGTTACTGTGACCCGTAGTGGCTCGGTTATGGTCATTGCTGGTGGCACGATTGCTGCTGGTGCTGCTGTAGCTACTACCGCTGCTGGCTTGGCTCTGACTGCTGCTTCGGGCAACGTGGTTATGGGTTACGCTAAAGAAGCTGGTGTTATCAACCAAGTCATCGAGATTGAATTGATCTCTGGTGGCAATGTTGTCCCCGCTTAATTCTAAAGTATAGATAAAGGATATTACTATGCCTATGTTGACTCCCTCCGCTGTGCATATCGACCAGCCACTTAGCAATCTGACGCTGGCTTATGTTCAAGAGCAAACGAACTTTATTGCTGACAAAGTGTTCCCCACTGTGGGCGTACAACGTCAGTCGGACAAGTACTACATCTATGATCGTGCGAATATGAACCGCGCGGGTGATGTACAGAAACTTGCTCCACGTACCGAAGTAAATCGTATCGGTATGTCTATCTCGAATAGCTCGTACTTTGCCGATGTTTATGGTCTAGGTATGGACTTTGACGAGCAGACTTTGGCTAACGAAGATGCCATGTTGGACATTCGTTCGGCTGGTGCTACGACTCTGGTAAACCGCCTGTTGATCCATCGTGAGGAGCAGTTCGCTTCGACCTTCTTCACCACGGGTGTCTGGGGTAACGAGTTTACTGGTGTTGCTAACGCTGACAATGACACTGTTCCTGAAGTGACCCAGTGGTCGGATTACACTAACGCCACTCCTATTGTGGACGTGACCTTGGCTCGTCGCACGATGCAACTGAAGTCGGGTGGCTTTAAGCCTAACACGATGGTTGTTGGTAAGGAAGTCCGCGACATCCTGATTAACCACCCTTCGATCCTTGCTCGTCTGAATGGCGGCGCTACGATCAGCAACACTGCCCTCATTACCGATGCTAAACTGGCTGAAATCTTTGAAGTAGAAAACTTCTTTGTTATGGAAGCTGTGAAGAACACTGGTGCTGAAGGTTTGGCAGAAAGCAATGCCTTCATCGGTGGTAAGTCGGCCCTGTTGACCTACACGCCTAGCTCGGCTGGTCTGATGACCCCTGCGGCTGGTTTGACCTTTGCTTGGAACAACATTCCCGGAGTCAGCAACTTGGGTGTGACTGTTGAATCGTTCTCGGACGATGCTCTGAAGCGTCAACAGATCGCTGAGATGATCCAAGTTAAGATGTCCTACGATATGAAAGTTGTGGGCGCTGATCTGGGTGTCTTCTTCAACACCATCGTTGCTTAATCTTAAGCTAACATACTAATGGTTTACCCAAGGTGTAAAAGCCTTGGGTATAACCCAATGATAAAAGAACATAATAGTAATCTCACAAGGATTTGTCCAAATGCACCCTAGCTATCTAGGTTTTCAAATTGATTGGCCCGTATTCGTTAAAGTCCCCTTTGTTGCCGATGGTAAGCAACTTAAGCGTGGTGACCACTTTAACTGGGTTGGTATGCACAATGTAACAGAAGAAAAAGTTGCTACCCTATACGCTGCTGGTTTTATTTACCACAACAGAGAATTAGAAGTCCAGAATAAAGTAGGTGATCGTCTCTCAGAGATGAATGGTCAAAAACTAGCAAGTCTAGTGAACCTGCTTAACGCTGAAGTAAAATCCAGAACTTCTAGCACGACTGAGTTTGAACGCAAGCGTTGTAAAAAGTCTACTCTAGACGACAAACAACGGGCGCTTATTCGTAGGTTCTTGCTATCGAACACTTGGATCACAGAAGATTTTTACCGCATTCGAGATAACCTTCTCGGTGAATAAATAATAGGGGACGACTTTATGGCGTGGACATACAATGCCGCTGATCTAAACAACACCACACCTTCTGGTCGTCTCAATACTGTACGTCTCCTTGTGGGTGACACTGATACCACAGATCAGCAGGTTCAGAATGAAGAAATTACATTCAGCTTAGCTGAGAATAATGACAACACATACCTCTCTGCTGCTTGGATTGCAAGGGCTATTTCCTCTAAGTATGCTCGTCTGGTTACAACTAAGCTAGATGGCGCTCTTAGTGCTAATTACTCCGATCTTGCTAAACAGTACCAAAGTCTTGCTGACCAACTTGAGTACAGAGGAAAGACAGACGGGGCTGCTGTTGGTATCCTTGCTGGTGGCATTACTAAATCTGATGTCGAAGCTGTAAGAGCGAATACTAATCGAATTGAAGGTAGCTTCCGTAGGGATCGTTTCAAGAACCCACCAAGCTACGATACCCCAGAGTATGAATAAGGAGTAGGATATGTCCTTTCGTTCCTACGACCTTCTTAGGTTGGTGAGAGACTTCGGTAAAGAACTCACTCTTAGAAAGAAGACTACTGCTGGTTCCTATAGTCCGTCTACTGGCACTGTAACAGGGTCTTCTACCACAGATTATACATTCAGTGGTTACTTCTTTAACTTCTCTGTTGGCCTGCCCACTAACGATGAACTTCGTAGGGGAACTCGTAGGTGTATTGTCCCTGCCCTTGGTCTTGCTGTTGCCCCTGACGATGGAGACTTGATTGTTGGTCAAGGTGATAATGTAACTATTGTCAAAGTCACTACTGTATTCAATTCTGGTACTGCTGTTTGCTATATCTGTGAGGTTTCTGAGTAATGGCTTCAGTACAAGCGACATTCAAAGCGATTAAAGACAAGATTGAAAATATAGCCGTAGAGCAGGTAGAAGATAGGCTTCAATATGTAGCCAATTATGCCCTCGTTGTATCTCCCGTTGACACTGGTGCTTATGTTGAATCTTTCTCTTTAGGGCGCGCAGGTTTTGGTGGCGGTAGGATGAAGAAATCAGATGCTAGGCCAAAGTCTGCTGACCCAGAGGCAACAAGACAAGTTGCTAGAGATAACCTCTACGCTGACATTCAAGGCCTAGATATTAAGCAAATGCTTGAGGCTGGGAATGCCAAGTTTACCCTTCGTAATCGCGCACCTCACGCTAGAGATGTAGAAAACGGAGAGAATTGGGACAAGGATGGTTACCACGTCTTCCGTAAGATTAGGAGCAAGTTTAGATAATGGCGAGTGTTTATGATGACATTAGGGCCGCTTTGGAAGTCAGACTAGCTGCTGTTTCGGGTATCCCTGCTATTGCTTACGAGAACGTCTCTTTTAGCCCCACTACAGGCACTCCATTCGTTCAACCTAAGTTTATCCCTACCTCTCGTAGACCTGCTGTAAGGGGCGCTAATCCTCAACAAAGATATGAGGGTGTCTTTACAGTATTCTGCTATGTGCCAGAGGGTAATGGCCCTGCTGCTGCTGACGACCTAGCCGACAAGGTGATTGAAGCCTTCGATGCTACAACTGATATTTCTTTCACTAATGCTGCCTCTGAAACAATCATAGTTTCTATTGACTACGCAGAAAGAGATAATGGCTTCATTGACAACCCTTGGTATTATGTCGCTGTAAATATCGGCTGGTATCTATACAAGTGACGAAAGTCACCTTAAAATAATTCCCCACAGGAGACATTAAAATGCCCTTTTCGCAAGGCTCTCGTTCCAGCCTATCGTTTGTTACAGAAGTAACATTTGGTACTACCCCCGCTGGTAACTTTACTAACCTACCTTTCTCTACCCACTCGCTGAACTTGACCAAAGATCGTGTTGCTGGCAATGATATCCAAGCTGATCGTATGCCTCGTGTTGATCGCCATGGCAATCGTCAAGTAGCTGGTGACATTGTTGTTGACCTACGTGATGGTGTATATGACGCCTTCCTAGAATCAGCTATGCTCAATGCTTGGTCTACTAACGTCTTGAAAGTTGGTACTACGCCCAAGTTCTTCTCTATCGAAGATTACGCTGCTGATATTGACCAAGCTCGTTTGTTTACTGGTATGTCGGTCTCGACTATGGGTGTCTCTCTGGCCCCTAACCAGATGGTTACTACCACGTTTGGTATGGTAGGTAAAGACATGACCATCAGTGCTACCCAGAAGACCCAGACAGCCGCTGCCAACAATGCTCCTTTCGATGCTTACTCAGGTGACATTGCTATTGGTAACGTAGGCTCAAGCTCTGCTGTAGCGATTGTAACTGGCCTTGACTTCACTCTGAATAACTCGTTTGCACCTACCTTTGTGATTGGCGACAGTTCTGCCCCATCGCTTGAGTATGGTCGTGCTGAGATTGAAGGTACTATCACTGCTTACTTTGAAGATACGGCTCTGATTAACCGCTTCTTGAATGAAACTGAAACAGAACTTGAAGTCTCTGTGAATGATCCAACTGGAACTAACGCTTACTCGTTCTTGTTCCCACGTATTAAGATTAACAGTGCAGATGTTCCTGTTGATGGCCCAACCAGCCGTATCATCAACCTGTCCTTCGTGGCTTTGTATGATGCAACTGAAAACTCCAACTTGGTCATTACTCGTCCTGCATAGTTTACGTAACCCCTAGCTAGGGAGAGGAAGCGTAGGAGTCGGGTCTTACGCTTCCTCACAAATTACCTAATACAGTAAATAACCCGACAAAACAACTACAAACCCCGACAATTTACCTTAAAGGATAACCCGACTATGGATTTGCTAGACCTGACCCCGAAATCAGAAGAACTTGTTGTTGCCCTTAAGCACCCCGCTACTGGGGAAGTTCTTAAGAATGAAGATGGCAGTGACATGACCATTACAGTATTTGCCCCTTACTCGAAAGAGTATAAAAAAGTCCTGCATGAGATGACCAACAAACGTCTCAAGAAGTTGCAAGGTAAAGGGGCCAAAGAAATTACAGCAGAAGAACTTGATGAAATCTCGCTAGATAGTTTGGCTAAGACGACTAAAGAATGGAATATCACTTTTAGTGGTGAGAAGCCTAAGTTGTCATTGGTTAAAGCTCGTGAGATTTATGAAAGGGTCTTCTGGATCAAGGCTCAAATCGAAGAAGCCTCGGAGGAAGCTCTGGGTTTTATGAAAGCCTAACTTGTGACCTCTGTAATTGGGCTGAACATCAGTTTAAGCTCAATAGACGTGACAAGGATGGCATAACTGAGAGAGAGCATCTTGAGCAAGTAGAAAGGCAGATTGGACGTAGACCTGAAGCATTGGAACCCCCGACAGATTTCCCAATGTTACTAGGACACGTCTGGTCTGCCTTTTTGGCATTGAGCAATAGAAGAAGTATGGGGTTTTCTGGGCCTAACCCAATTACCTTTGAGCAGATAAAAGCGTGGAAAGAATTGACTGAAACACCGATAGATACTTGGGAGATACAAGCAATCATTAGGTTAGATGAAGTCTACATGGGGGTGGCTAATGGCTAATGACTTAGTTGAAATTGGTATTAACGTAAAAAGCAATGCTGATGCTGCCTATAAAGGTCTTAATACCTTAAATGGCGCGGTTGTAAACTCTATCAAATCTGCTGAAAGACTAGAGAAGAATTATGCTCTCTTAGACAAAGCTCTTGCAAAGAAAAAGATAACCCTTGAGCAATATGCAAAAGGTGTGCAACAAACAGATGCTGCGATAGCAAGTCTACAACAACGCATGAATGATAGTTCTGTGGCAGTCCAAAACTACGGAAGGCACGTTAATCAGGCCAAAGGTTACACAAATCAGCTAGGCTTGGTTACACAGCAATTTGGTTATCAAGTGGGTGACTTAGCAGTTCAAGTTCAATCTGGGACTAACTTTTTTGTTGCTTTCGGACAACAGGCTACCCAGCTTGTCGGTACATTTGCAATGCTATCTCAGTCTACAAAAATGATTGGGGTTTTCACTGCACTTGGGATAGCAATTCCAGTGATTACTGGTATCCTTGCCTATATGACTAGGACTAAAGAAGAAACAGTTAAAACTGTAGACGCATTTCAAAAACTACGTGATGCTACTAAAGAACTCAATACTGAGCGTATGAAACTAAATGATCCGAAGTTTGATGAAAACCTAGTTGGGACAAGAGAAGAACTAGACAGACTAGCAAAAGCCTATGAAGACGCTGCAAAAAAAGCAGACGAACTAGCCCTAAAACAAAGCCTTTCTTATGGTCGAGGTGGGGCTGGTATTGCTGTTGCATCCATGCAAGCAAAATTAGCACAAGAGGCTGCTGATGCTGCTGTAGAAAAGGCAAAAGCTGAACTCCATGCTTATCAACAAGAAGTTGGACTTGCTAAAGCACGGGAAATGAATAATGCCCGTATTGATGCTCAAAACGAACAAGGTCTTCGTGACCTAGAAGCAAAGAGAGCTTTGGGCATTTCTATTCTGTCTACTATTGTAGAGGAATCAAGAAAAAGGGCTGAGATCGCTAAGAGCATTGGGGAAGCGCACCTTGATGCACTAGGTCTCTCTACTGTAAATATCGAAGGTGGAATTAACAGGGCAGCAGAAGCAGCTAGAGTTCTTGCTTCAAATTTGGGCATCTCTTTATCTGCTGCTACAAATATGGTCAATCTGGCTGCTAGTGACAGGTTAAAGCAACTTCAATTTGAGTTTTCCGCTGGCGGGCAAGCCATGCAAAGATATGGCTCTCGTGGTGCTAATGTTGGTGCAGGTATGCCCATGATTGGGCCAAATGGTATCCCAATGTTGCCAAGCACAGGTAATGGCGGTGGTGGTGGCGGGGGTGTTGCTAGTCCAGATGCTCTTGAAGCACTTCTAAAGAGAGTAGAACTTGAGAAAGAACTGCTTGGTACATCAGAAGCATACAAAGAGGTTATGCAAGCTATCCAAGGCTCTGATAAGCAATACTCTGAGGCAGCTATCCAAGGTGCTGTTGCTCGTCTTGAAGCCATTAACAAAGAAAAAGAAGCTCTGCAACAAATGCAGTCTCTACAGCAAAGCGTGGCTGATACTATCGGTGATGGTCTTATGTCTATTGTAGATGGCACAAAGACTACAAAAGAAGCCTTTAGAGATATGGCACGTGACATTATC